TCAATTAGTGAAGGAGATAAATGGTTTGTAAGTTTTTATTCAAACCTACAAGGTATAGCAGATGGATCTTTAAATCTTCCTGGAATATTTTATGGTCCGCCCTGGGAATTAATATACTCAGGTTCTTCAGGTATATACGAAAAGTTTTATGTCTCAGCTCCGGGTTATAATATTCCCGATTATTTTGATTTTAATGCTCAAATAGGAACAGATGTAGGAATGTTATTATTCAAAGGAATATCATCACCAGGTACTATGATGATTTATGGACCAAATGCATCAAGGTTTACCAACTCAGGACCAGGATATATTTTAGATCTATATCCGAAAAAAGTAATTACTGATAACATTCAATACATTACTAAAACTTATGGTTCAAACCCTAATTAAAAACATAAAAATTATATATTTATAACAAAAACATAAAATAAATGGGATTTTTAAACAATAGTATAGTCACAATTGACGCAATTCTTACAACAAAAGGAAGACAACTTTTAGCTAAAGGGGATGGTACTTTCAAAATAACTCAATTTGCATTAGCAGATGATGAAATAGATTACACTTTATATAATCCATCTCACCCATCAGGTTCAGCATATTATGGTGAAGCCATTGAAAATATGCCTATTCTAGAAGCATTTCCTCAAGAAACACAAGTTATGAAATATAAACTTATAACTTTACCAAGAGGAACAGCTAAATTGCCTATTTTAGATTTAGGTTATACTTCGATTGTTATTAAACAAGGAGCATCATTAGCAATTACTCCACAAACATTAAATTATTTAGGAGGAAACACATTCGAATCTAGTGGATATACAGCAACTATCTCAGATGTTAGATTAATGCAAACATTTGAAGGTGTAGGTATTAATACAGCTCAAGCCACTGCATTAAATTCAACAACAACTTTAGGAACAAATGTATCTAAAACAGTTGTAGGTACTACAATTAATATTAGAGCAACAACTGTAAATACATTATTTGGTTCTAATACATCTTTATATGCAACTTTAACAGTTGAAGGACGTGATTCAGGAGCAAGATTAACTATTCCAATTACAATAACTAAAGTATCATAATAAAATACATAATTTAAATTAAGAATATTAAAAATACATTAAAAAATGAGCTTTAAAAGATTAGACGCAGAAGATTTTGTAGTTAGTTCGGATACTATTTCCGCTACTTTATGGTCATCTGCTTCCCCAACATTATCCACTTTTTTCACTTCATCAACCCAAGAAGCAGGATCATCAGGAAATTATTATTTAAATATATATCAAACAGCATCCTCAGATACTAGTGCCGCTATTCAATTTGCATTAGCATATGGAAATAACAATGGTAGTGGTAGTTTAAATTATAATAGTGCAGTAAACGGAAAATCTCCAACTTCAACTATATATGGTCAATTTCAAAACTTAGTAATAGGAGATGAAAATACTAACTTCGCATTTGGTTCAGTAGTTTCGGATGAATTTTATGTTTTATCAATTGATAGAACAAGATACAAAGAAAAATTATTGTTGGGATCTTTAGCATTAACAATATCTGGTTCATCAGGTTCTATAACTTTAACAGATAATAGTGCATATGTTTCCTCAGTTTCATTTAATGAAGCAGGTAGAATATTTCAATTAATTACTGGATCTCAAGGTGCAATAAGTTCAACACTTACTAGAAATACAACAGATGGATATTCTAAAAATTCAGGATCTTATGGTTGGTTCTTACCAGATATTGGAACTATAATTCTAAACCCTAAAGCATTAGCAGATTATGCTGTGAGTGGAGGTATTGGTTTACAATATAGTGGTTCATCATCAGGTTCAGTAACACCTAATAGAACTCCAAACGCAAGTTTATACACAGCAATAAGTGGAGGTGCTAATTTTAAATTAAATAGTCAAGAAACAATTACTTCAGATTATATATTTATTAGAGCTAGAAACGCAGAATTTAATTACTCAGAAAATCCAAGTTATATATCAGGTTCAACTGGAGAAGTAATATATAGTTCATTTATTAATTCACCCCAAACATATGTAACTACAGTTGGATTATATAATGATACTAATGAATTGTTAGCTGTTGCTAAATTATCTAGACCTTTATTAAAAGACTTTACGAAAGAAGCACTTGTGCGTCTCAAATTAGACTTTTGATCGAAATGGGGTTTCTTTAGTAAAATTTACATATGTATAATAAAACATATGAAAGGTAATTGCGATTTAGTAAAATGTCAAGTGTGTGAACAAGAAATGTCTTTTGGAAGAATTAAAAACCACATTAAAGCCCGACATAAAACCATAAGTGTAGATCAATATGTAAAACAATATTGGTCTACTCTCCCCCTACATAAACCCTGTGAGGTTTGTAATGAAAATATAGTTTATAAATATCAAACTTGTTCTAAAGAATGTCAATCTATTAAAGCTTCAACCGAAAGAAAAGGTAAACCTAAACCCGAAGGATTTATGAGTGATGAACATAAGTTTAAAATAAGTAAATCAATGATAGGTAAGATTGGAGGTTTCAATGGTCACAAACATTCTGAAGAGCATAAGCTAAAAATGTCTTTGTTTTTAACAAACAAAAAAATCCACCTCAATCACAAACATTCCGAGGAGACTAAAGATATCCAATCCCAAAAGAGAAAAAAATGGTTTGCTGATGGAAACGAACCTTGGTCTAAAAATAATAAGCACACATCTGAAACAATAAAGAAAATATTTTCCAAAAGACCTATGAATAAGCTAGAAAAGTTTGTATCTAACATCTTAGACGAAAATAATATAAAATATACTCATCAGTTTTTCTTAAATAAGGATGGTATATGTAAATCATATGATTTTAAAATTAAAGACACAAATATATTATTAGAAATAGATGGTGACTATTGGCATGGTGGTCCTAGTTTAGAAAAACATTTTTTCAAATTAGAAGAAGTAAAACAAAACGATATTTTTAAAGATCAACTAGCTAAAGATAATGGGTTTAATTTATTAAGAATATGGGAAAGTGATATTTATAATAAACCTAGTATTGTGGTAGATAAAATAAAAGAAAATACATAATGAGTGCCTATAAACCATTTTTAGCATCTAACATAATTATTACTCCCTTTGAAGTAAATAAGAGTTTCTCATTTACCGGGAGTTTAGCATCTCAAATAGATAGATACGCAGGTACAAATATAACTAATTATATTTTTTCTTCAACTATTGACCCAATATCTAGTGGTCAATACCAAAGATTAATTTATAATTCCATAAAAGAATTATATTATTCAAATTATTTAAGTTCAAGTTATGGAGACCCGGTTAATAGAGCCACTTTAATTCCTGGGAGAGATTCTGAAGGAGATAGATACGTAGGAGGTCCTCAAGCTCCAGGAATGTATGAAAACTATCAACCTACAACACTAACATTTCCTAAAAACTTTCCAACTGCATCAAATGATAGAATAGCTGTTATATCAATTCCTTCTACTTATTACGGTAATTATGTTAAACCATCTACATTCATTTTTAAATGTCAGAGTGGTTCGTTTTATGATGATGGAGAGGGGAATATTAAATCTGGAAGTATAACCACACCATACTCCCCATCATCATCTTATGGTAATATATTTTATGAACATGGTATTGCTGTTATATATGGAGTATCAACTTCAATATTAACTAACATAACAAGTTCAGTTCAAAGCACAACTTGTTCATTTCAATCTTCATTAACTATTTACGAAACTCAATATAAATGTACTATAAGAGAAAATGAATTTAATTTTACATTGAATCCATCTGTAACTTCTGGAAGTACACCTATAACTGGATCATTCTACAATTATTATACTCCTTCAGAAAATTTAAATAATTTTGCTACAGGTTCTGTATTTCAACCTTATATAACTACAGTTGGATTATATAATGATAATAAAGAATTATTAGCCGTAGCTAAACTTGCTCAACCTTTACCCATCCCTAAAACAACAGATCTTAATATTATTATTAATATAGATAAATAAAAATAAAAATGTGGTTATATAAAGAAAATGAAATTTATTCAATATCAGATATGCCTGATAATGTTTTTGGATTTGTTTATCAAATAATTCATTTAACAACTGAACAATTTTATATTGGACGTAAAAATCTACAATTAAAGAAAACCAAAAAAATAGGAAAGAAAGCTCAAGCATTACAAGAAGGAAAAGGTCGGAAAAAAACAAAAGAAATAAAATATGAAGAAAGTGATTGGTTAACATATTGGTCATCTTCTAAAATAATACATAATATGGTTAAAGAGCAAGGTCCGCAAATATTTAAAAGAGAAATATTAGAATATGCTTACAGCCCCAAACATTTAAGTTTTTTAGAAGCCGAATATCAATTCAAATCCGAAGTACTCCGCAATCCCAAGTCACTAAATGAAAATATACAGGCTAGATATTTTAAAAAAGATTTGGAGAACTAAATCATTATCATTATATTAATATATATGTCTAATCAATTATTGATAGATTTGGTAAATTCAGTATTAGGTGTAGGTAAATCTACATCACGCAATAATTATGCTTACCAATGCCCATTCTGTAATCACGGAAATAATAAGAAAAAACTAGAAATAAACTTCACAGAGAATTCAGATGGGGTAAATCCATGGAATTGTTGGACTTGTCTTACACGGGGTAAAAAAATATATAATTTATTTAAAAAAATAGGAGTATCTCCCGAAAAATATAATGAATTAAAAAAATTAGTTATATCTACTCCATCTTTTACTCCATCCACCCCCACAATCAAAAATATATCTTTACCTAAAGAATTTAAATCACTTATAAATATACCTAATAATAATATAATTGCTAAACACGCTCTTTTATATCTTAAAAAACGAGGAGTAAATAAAAATGATATTATAAAACATAATATAGGGTTTTGTGAATCTGGAGAATACAACAATATGGTAATTATCCCATCATATGATGCTGAAGGTAAAATTAATTATTTCATATCTCGTTCATTTAAAAAAGATTCATTTGTGAAATTCAAAAACCCAAACATATCAAGAGATATAATAGCAAATGAATTATTTATAAATTGGGATCTACCCATAATAATATGTGAAGGTATGTTTGATGCCTTAGCAATTAAACGAAATGTTATTCCATTATTAGGGAAAAATATCCAAAATAGTTTAATGAAAAAATTAATTACTTCTAAAGTAAAAAAAATATATATAGCATTGGATAAAGATGCAATTAAACAATCTGTTAAATTTTGTGAAGATTTAATGAATGAAGGGAAAGAAGTTTATTTAGTTAAAATAGATGAGAAAGATCCAAGTGAATTAGGATTCAACAAATTTACAGAATTAATTCAAAATATAAACCCATTAAATTATTTTGATTTGATGGAAGTAAAACTATCATTATAATGTTAATAGAGAAAGATACATATGTTTATAAAAAAACAATAACAAGAATTCTAGAAATAGATGAAGAAGCAAAACAAGTTAATTTTTTAGATTCTCGCTTTTATAAACGAAATAACTTATATTACCCTTCTATCACTTCAGTATTACAATATTTTCCAAAAGGTAAATTTTTTGAAGATTGGATTAAACAAGTAGGTTCTAATGCTGAACACATAGCATATAAATCAGCTAAAGAGGGTACTCATACACATGATGCCATTGAAAGATATCTTAAAGGAGAAGAAATATTATGGGTAAATGAATACGGTAATGCTAATTATTCCTTAGAAGTATGGAAAATGATATTAAGATTTGTAGATTTTTGGGAAACCTATAAACCAAAATTAATCCACTCAGAAATACATCTCTTTTCGGATGTTCATAAAATAGCAGGTACCTGTGATTTAGTATTAGAAATAAATGGAAAAATTTGGTTATTAGATATAAAAACATCAAACAACCTCCATACATCTTATGATTTACAAACAGCAGCATACGCAGTATGTTGGAATGAAACATTTGAAGAAAAAATAGAAAACACAGGAGTAATTTGGTTAAAATCAAGTAAAAGAGGACCTGATAAAAATCAAAAAATAATGAGCGGAAAAGGATGGGAAATTTATGAATCTCCTCGTTCTATTCAAGAAAATTGGAATTTCTTTTCAAGTATATTAGATATATATAGAATGGAAAACAAAAAT